GTGGCTGTGAAAAGCACGTCAACAAACGGCTGCTGGAAAGCTATTCGCAGGCATTTGCCCGATTTGTACAGTGTGAAGAAGCTCTCAGTACCTATGGACTGCTGGGAAAGCACCCGACCACGGGCGGCGTTATTGCCTCCCCGTTTGTGCAGATGAGCCAGACATTTCAGAAACAGGCAAATTTGCTCTGGTATGAGATTTTCGATATTGTAAAGCAGAACTGCACGACCAAATTTGACGGTACGCCACAGGATGATTTGATGGAACAGCTTCTGAGCAGCAGAAAGTGAGAAATACATGAAAGAAGATACCCAGTTCTGGCGAGATTTGAAAGCCAATCGCCAGAAGATGACCAAGCAGCAATACCGCACGCTCAAGGGACAGGCGGTCAGCGGAAAAGTGCTGGATGCCAGAAAAGGTTTACAGAAAGTTTTGAAGCGGAGGAATGGAGCATGACCACAACCACAGAATTTCAGCTTGTTGACATCAACAAGCTAGTCCCCTATGCCAATAACGCCAGAACGCACAACAAGGAACAGATCCTGAAGCTTCGCTCTTCCCTTCGCGAGTTTGGATTTGTGAATCCGGTCATTATCGACCGGGAATACAATGTGCTGGCTGGACATGGACGCATCATGGCGGCAAAGGAAGAAGGCATTGCAGAAGTTCCCTGTGTGTATGCCGACCATCTAACCGAAGCACAGAAGAAGGCATATATCCTTGCTGACAACCGGATGGCATTGGATGCAGGCTGGGACGAAGAACTGCTGTCCGTTGAAATGCAGGAACTACAGGAGCTCGGATTCGACCTTTCCATGACTGGATTTGATGAAAAGGAACTTGCGGACTTATTTGCATCAGATGAAGATGTAAAAGATGATGATTTTGATGTAGATAAGGCGGCAGAGTTTGAACCATTTGTTGAAAATGGTGACATCTGGCTTCTCGGCAGACACAGACTTCGCTGCGGAGATTCCACCAAACCTGATGAAGTTGCCTTGCTGATGGACGGTCAGAAAGCAAATGCCTGTATTACAGATCCTCCGTATAATTGTGCATATTCCGGCGGTACAGGTATGACAATTATGAATGACAAATGGTCTGACAGTGAGAAGTTCTATCAGTTTCTCTTGGATGCGTTCAAAAACGCATATACATCTCTCGCAGACGGCGGAGCATTTTACTGTTTCCATTCAGATGCAGAAAAATGTAATTTTTATAAAGCAACAGTTAATGCGGGATTCCACTATTCTACAACTTGTATCTGGGTAAAAGATACACTTGTTATCGGCAGAATGGATTTCCAAATGCGGCACGAACCAGTAATTTATGCTTTCAAGGATACTGCAAAGCACAAATTCTACGGTGACCGCAAGCAGACTACTGTATGGGAATTTGACAGGCCGAAAAAGTCAAAGCTACATCCTACAATGAAAACTCTTCCATTGATTGCATATCCGATTCGTATGTCATCACAGGAAAACGGAATCATTCTTGATCTTTTCGGCGGCAGCGGCTCTACACTCATTGCATCAGAACAGACCAACAGAATCTGTTACACACAAGAACTTGATCCCAAATATGCAACAGCAATCATCAGAAGATACATTGCTGCTGTTGGTTCAGCTGATGGCGTGTATGTTCTGCGCAACGGAGTAAAGTACCCGTGTTCAGAAGTACATGAGTTTTCAGCAGACGAACTGAATATTCAAGACAGCAATGTGAATGACGCTCAGAGAGGACGTGAGTGATATCGGCAATGTGAATTACACATTTTCTGATGATGGTATAATTGGCTATGGTCATCTTTCCGATGGGACGATATTCATGTTTGATGCTGATTTATTCAGTAGAATAAAAGATATCAAATGGTATGTCTCTTATAAAAGCAGAAAAGGTAGGCAAATATATATCGTTGACTGCCATGGTCGACCGCTGCATCAAGTGCTTTTTAGTACAAGAAAAGGAATGGAGCTGGATCATATCAATCTTGATACATTGGATAATCGAAGATGCAATGTCCGTTTCTGTACACATCAGCAAAATCAAATAAATCAACCGCTTCAAAAAAATAACACATCGGGTGTAAGCGGAGTAAGTTATTATCCACCCAGAAAGAAATATCGTGCAAGAATCAAAATCAGTCAGCTGGATATTCATCTTGGATACTACGATACATTTCAAGAGGCAGTTCAGGCAAGAAATGTTGGTATGGAGTGTATGTTTGGCGAATATGGAAGATATAACAACGTTCCTGCCGCACCAATATGGATACGAAGTAAAGTTATAGAGAAATGTAAACGCTTTGCAGAATTATCAGTATGCAGGGCGTTTCTTTTGTCATGCGATAAAGCAGAAAATAATCTGGAGGTGACTAATGAATAGACCGCTCACCCTTGGCAGCCTCTTTGACGGCAGCGGCGGTTTTCCGCTTGCCGGACTGCTGGCAGGCATTGTGCCTGTCTGGTCTTCTGAAATCGAACCGTTTGCCATTCGTGTGACAGAAAAACGGCTGCCGCAGGTACAACACTTCGGCAATATCAGCGGACTGCATGGCGCAAAACTGCCGCCTGTGGACATCATCACCTTTGGCAGTCCATGCCAGGATATGAGCATCGCCGGAAAACGAACCGGTCTGAACGGCAGCCGTTCTTCTCTGTTTCACGAAGCAATCCGTATCATCCGAGAAATGAGGTGTGCAAGCAATGGCAAATATCCAAGATACATCGTCTGGGAAAACGTCCCCGGAGCATTTTCTTCCAACGGCGGAGAAGATTTCCGCTGTGTCCTCGAAGCCATCTGTTCGGTCAAAGACAGCAGCATTTCAATTCCTCGACCTGCGGGAAAATGGACAAAAGCCGGAGAGATTCTGGCAGAATCCTATTCCCTCGCATGGCGAGTTCTTGATGCACAATACTGGGGAGTGCCCCAGCGAAGAAAACGGATCTTTCTTGTCGCAGATTTTGACGGAGCAAGTGCCGGAAAAATACTATTTGAGTCCGAAGGCTTGTCAGGGTATTCTGCGGAGAGCCTCCGTGCGTGGCAAAGAACTGCCGGAAGTGCTGCGGACAGCTCTGAAACGGCAGGCTTGTGCTTGTGTGACCAGGGCGGAGAACGCATAGACATTCTGAAAGAACGCACTGCCACCCTTCGGGCAGAAGCCCATCATCCGCCTTGTGTACTGGAAAATCATCCTGCTGACAGCCGGCTTCAGATCTCTGAGAACGGAAAAGTACAGACACTGACTTCCAGATGCGGAACCGGCGGCGGAAATGTTCCGCTGTTGATGGATACACCGAAAACATTGAAGATTCGCTGCGGAAAAGCCGGCGGTGGAAAAGGCAGTCTAATACAGGAAAACAAATCTGCTACCCTGTCCTGCAACAATGACCAGACTGTATTTCAGCCGAAAGCATACGGCATCAGTTCCTTTTCCAGCAATGCCATGCTTTCCGGTAATCCGCACAGCGGCATTTATGAGGCAGATACTTCCCGTACTTTGGACACCAGCGACCAGTCACCAGCAAAAAACCAAGGCGGTATTGCTGTGCTGGAAAGTTATGCTTTGCAGGGTTCAATGATCGGTCGGTCTGACCAAAACGGACCGCAGGGCGGCGGTGTCAACAAAGAGGTCGCTTTCACTTTGAATGCTACCGACCATCATGCAGTGTATGCCGCTTCTACGGGAAATTTCAGCGGTGCATTTCGGGAAACGACCCCTACACTGCTGGCACGGGACCACAAAGACCCCAGCATCGTTTCCAGCGGTTATGCGGTTCGCAGACTGACACCGCAGGAATGTGCAAGACTGCAGGGATTTCCGGATCAATGGTGCAGTGACCTGGCATCGAAAAATCCCACAGAAGAAGAAATCGACCGATGGGTAGCTATTTTTGAAGAATACCGAAAAGCGGTAAAACCGGAGAGCCGTCCCAAAAGCCGAAAGATGGTACAGAAATGGCTGCAAGATCCATATCGTGATGCAGCAGAGTACCGCCTTTGGGGAAATGGCATCTGTCTGAATGTAGCTGTTTTTGTGCTTGCCGGAATCGTCTGGGCAGATTTGTGATCTGTTACAAATGACAGCCGAAACATTCTACACATCTCACAGTTGCTATTTGTGGAAAAAAGAGTTAACATATGTACTGCCGAAAGGCAAATCACCGAAAATCGGGAGGAAAACATATGATAATTGAATTTCATCTTGCAGGAGAAAATCGAAAGAAACTGGCGTGGGCGGTAGCCATGATCATTGGAACAACAGCAGAATATCAGTATATGCCCACCTGTGCCTACAAAATCGGTGAATGCTACACTGTTACCAAGTCCGGTAATCTGGAAATCAGCGACCAAGCCGACCGTGAGGAAACAGAACGGCTTCTTGCCGAACTGGAGAATCAGGGCTATGCTGTTCCGGACACATCAGAACTGGAATCTAAAGGCTTGACTGTGCAGATGCCAGCTGATTTCTTCACGGAGCATACACTGGGCAATCTCCGGCAGATCTGCGAAAACAAGGCTGCCCTTTTTCAGACTGCTTTTCAAACCGATTCACTGGACATCATTCCATCGGATGAAAAGGTGGAATTTCCGTGGTTCATGGTCGAACAGGACGGTGATGCAGATGCCTACTGCACTTTCATTTCCATGCTCTGCGAATTTGCCAAGAATCAGAGCCGCATCAACCGTAAGCCGGACACCTCCGACAATCCCAAGTACACCATGCGGTGTTTCCTGATTCGTCTGGGAATGGTAGGAGCAGAATTCAAGGCGGCAAGAAAGGTCATTCTTCGGCATCTGTCCGGCAATTCCGCATTCAGAAAGGTTGGTGATACTGATGCAGTTTCCGAGTAAGTCTTATCTGGAACAGCTGCGAAAAAAGTACCCTGTCGGAACAAAATTACAGCTGCTTTCTATGCGGAATGAAAAATATCCGGTTCTTCCCGGAACAGTCGGTGAGGTCACGCATATTGACGATGCGGGCAGCATTCATATGCGGTGGGAAAACGGTTCTTCCCTTGCTCTGATTCCCGAAATCGATAGTTTCCAGACCGTATCCAAGGCGAAAAAATAAGGCGAAACCTCCTCCATTGTACGGTATGTTACCATACAATCGCAAGGATTGCAAGGGTGTATTCTACACAATCTTTTGACCCCATTTTCTGTACATTTAGCCACTTGCTATCTCCTCCGTTTAGAGTTAATATGGGTACAACGAAAGGGGTGCGGGTTGCCAGTGGCAACCTCTGCGAAGCAGAAGCACCGACCGAGGCGACAGCCGAGACAAAGCCCGAAACTACGGAGGAAAACACCATGAACGCTAAAACAGAAAGACAGATTGAAAACCTGAAAAAGCAGACCATCGGCGTGGAAATCGAGATGAACCACATCACCAGAAAGAACGCTGCAAAGCTCGCAGCCGACTTTTTCGGAACAGGACGATACGAGGACACGGCACACCGAAACGACTACTACACTTGGTCGGCATGGGATGCTGAGGGACGGGAGTGGAAATTTCAACGGGACGTCAGCATTGCCGGAGCGGACAGCGAAAAGTGCGAACTGGTAACGCCGATTCTGCACTACGAGGACATTGAAATCTTGCAGGAACTGGTACGCCGATTGCGGAAAGCCGGAGCAATTTCCCACGCCGGAGTTGGTGCAGGCGTTCACATCCACATCGGAGCGAATGGGCACACACCGCAAACCCTGCGAAACCTCGCCAACATCATGGCAAGCCACGAATCCTTGCTTGCCGAGGCTTTGAAACTCGATACCAATCGGATGCGACATTATTGCCGAACGATTGACCCGAACTTTTTGGAGCAAGTCAATCGGAAAAGACCTCGCACGATGGCACAATTCGCCGACATCTGGTACACCTCGCAAGGACAGGATTGCGGCAGAAATCAACACTACAACAACAGCCGATACCATATGTTAAACTACCATGCGACCTTTACCAAAGGTACGATTGAGTTCCGATTGTTCCAATTCGACCGACCGGAAAACGGTAAAAAGAATGGCTTGCACGCCGGGCAATTGAAAAGTTACATTCAGCTTTGCTTGGCACTTTCGGAACTTGCAAAGGAGCTGCGAACGGCAAGCCCAAAACCCCAGCAGCACGAGAATCCGAAATTCGCCATGCGAACATGGCTGATTCGGCTGGGATTAGTTGGCGAGGAATTCGCCACCGCCAGAAACTTTCTCACCAAAAACCTCTCCGGAAACTCCGCATGGAGATTCGGCAACTAAGAGACATAGCCTTATGCCTCCCCATTCGACCGCTTCGGCGGTCTTGTGGTGGTAGAAGGGTAAGCCTCTAGCGGCAAAAACAAAGCCTTTCGGAAAGGATTTTTTCTATGAAACGATTTTACATCGCCTACGGTTCGAATCTCAACGTTCGGCAAATGCGGATGCGTTGTCCGGATGCAGTAATCATCGGGACGGCATTCATTCCCGATTATCGGCTGCTGTTCAAGGGCAGCAAATCCGGCAACTACCTCACCATCGAACCGCATTCCGGCAGTCGAGTGCCTGTGGCAGTCTGGGCTGTTTCGGCACGAGATGAACGGAATCTTGACCGATACGAGGGCTTTCCGGATTTCTACTACAAGAAGGGCTTTCCGTTGGAGGTAAAGCTATCGGAAACCGGAAAAATCCGCAAGCTGACGGCGTTTGCCTACATCATGCACGAGGAACGAAAGTTAGGATTGCCGAGTACCTCGTATCTCCAAACTTGCGGTACGGGATACCGTGACTTCGGTTTTGATTTGCAATATTTGCTGGATGCGATGGATGTCAGCCGAAAGGTGGTGCAGTAAGATGGAGAAAAAGATTTGCCCAATTTGCGGAAATCCCTACATCGGTCATCCGGCACTTTCCAGAACCGATGACAAAACGGAAATCTGTCCGGATTGTGGTATCAGACAGTCGCTGCAAAGCATCGGGATTTCGCCGGAGGAACAGGAAAAAATCCTGTCGATTATCCATAGGCCGCAGTCCAATCTTGGTGCGACACTCCCTCGCTTTCGGGCAGAATCCTGCCTCAAGCTCGGTCGCCATACGGATTCTGGGGAGGAAAAGTAAATGCGTGTTTTGATAATTGAGCCAAGGAAATGTCCCCATGTTGCCGAGATTGACGGCTCTTTGAAATCCATGCAAGAGATAGTCGGCGGTTATATCGAAGCCATCTGTCCATTTGCGGACAAGGTGGCGATTGTTTGCAACGAGGAAGGAAAATTAAAACCCGATACGGAATGGAATCGATTGATACCGGAATGCAACGACATCATCAAAGGAACGTTTTTCATCTGCGGAGTTGATGGTGCGGAATTTACCGACCTATCGCCGGAACTAGCGGAAAAATACCGGAATTATTTCCGATATCCTCCCATTCGGATTGACGAGAACGGCAGCATTCACGTTATCGACTGATTTTTTCGATTCCTTGCCCACAAAGCCTCCACATTTCGGCGTGTGGGGCTTTTGCTTGTGCTGCGGAAAACTACCGCTTTGCATCTGAAAGCCAACACGTGCGAACGTGGCGACTCCGTTTTTTCTTGGTGTATCATACACAAATATCTCGCACGGATATGGCTGTATATTCTGGTACTTTAGCCGCTTGATAAGTCTCCGAAAAAGAGTTATTATGTGACACAACGGAACGGCAAAGCCGACCGAATTACGATTTTTTGGAGGAACTTATCATGAAGGAAATCAAGATTTACAACACGCTGAAGGTTGTCGCTGCATCGAATGAAACGGAGTTTTTGGTGGATGCCATGTCCTACGCAGATGAAATTGCAGAGGCAGTAGCCGAATACGATGACGGCGATTTGGCGAAGTATGCCGATGCTCGCAACGGCGACAGCTACTATAAAAAGCTGAAACGGATTCATGTTTCCGTTGAAATTTACAACCACGAGCTTTACGGCGTTGCAAATTGCACAGTGGCGGATGACTGGAACGAAACCGACACGGAACAGTTGAAAAGTTATTTGACCGGACAGTGGGCAGATGGGTTTGGCGAGGGACTGGAGCAGCAAGATGTGGCTGCCTTCACCGAGTTGGAATCCTACGAAGAGTACGATGAGGAGAATGACGAATTTTATGAATCCGAATGCGAGGTTTCCTACTACGTGACCGTCAGCTTTTGGCAGGATAAAAACTACCGCATTTTGACAGAAAAAGAGTTGAAAGGCTAAACTGAATGCCTACCGATTTGCCCGTAAAAGCCTCTACGTTTCGGCGTGTGGGGCTTTTGCTTGTGCTGCGGAAAACTATCGCTTTGCAGCTGCAAGCCCACACGTGCGAACGTGGCGACTCCGTTTTTCCTTGGTGTATATTACACAAATACCTCGCTCGGATATAGCTGTATATTCTGGTACTTTAGCCGCTTGCTATACGCCGAAAGGTATGGTAATACCCGACTTTGCCACTTAAACAAGCAAAAGCAGTACCAAAGAAATCTCAAAATCGGCTATAAAGCTAGAAAAATAGCGTTATATAGCCGATTTTGAGATTTGATAAAATAGCACCACAATCATATATCCATGTTGATATTTTTGATTTGAGATTTGAGGTCTGTTTTTCGGAATAGCTTTGCAGGAATTTTAATCGCAAACGAGTCAAGAATCAATTTTAAATCTGGATGATCAAGCTCTGTGAAACGATACAAATCATCTGCAAGCAGTTCAACTTTCCATTTGTTCAGGGCATTCTGTATGCGATATGCAGGAAGCCCCATAGACCAAAGTGTAGCATCATCCGACTTTGGTACAAGACCACTTTGGCAGATCTTGCATTGGATCATGCGGATCATCGTCAGTGCAATTAGACATATCAGCAGGTGAGCTTCAATATGTTCCCGTGTCCGAACGTAAACTGGTCGTGTTTCAAGATCACTTTTCATAACACGAAATTGATCTTCAATACGTGACAATCCGTGATATTTTTCAATTGCTTCTAATGTTGACATATTGACCTCGGAAGTAACGATTTGGTAAAATCCAAAATGAGATTTGAATTCTTCGAGCTTTGTCTTGTCCAGCAATGCGACCAATTTTGAGGCTTCTATAACCTCTCCCGTTTCTGAATTTAGGATATCCCCTTTAAAGAATTGATGCATTTGCCTTGCCTGCATAGCAGTGATGCGAAAGCCATTCGGATTTTTTAAAACTTTTTCAATCGTTTCTAAAAACCTTGCATTTTCATGCAGATCCCGCTCGTAAAACTTACGTGTCCAATACACAATGATTTTTTCTGTGATCGTTCTTTTTCTGCCGTTCGCATCCTTTGCTGTTCGTTTTATGATCTTGGATTTATATTTGAAATCCTTGCCTTCTTTGATAAAATCCGTATCGGAATACGCCCATTCCTGTTCTGCCGCTGTGCTTTTTAAAAGGCTCTTTCCAATGATATATCCATTGTTATGGTCAAGCAGATAGAGAATATTTTGATGATTGCACATACCTCTGTCGGCAATCATGATGAATCGTGCGTATTCAAGTCTGTCAATGCTTTTTGAAAGGGCAGGTTTCAATGTGCTGGCATCAAGCGTATTTCCCGGAAAGGATTCGATCGAGATCGGAAGACCTTTATCATCCATAAATAAACCCATTTGGACGATCGGCTGCTTTCTGTTTTCCTTACTGACACCCATCTTACGAAATCCTTTTTCAATCACATTTCCATCATTGTCGATCACATCTTCATCCGGATCTTCCGTCTCAAAAAAGAAATTTGTCACATCATAGAAAATGATTTCCGGATTCCGATTCCACTTTTTCACAAGAGAAGTATTCATGCGGCGTATGATTTTTTCTTTGTGTTCATAGATGAAATCCAGTGTGTCGTAAACATTGTAAGGATTGAAATTCTTTAGAAGCGGTATGTAATAATCATCATTTTGCTCTAATGTTGCAAATTTTGAATCAGGATTCAGTATCCTGCCGTAGACAAGCAGTCGCACAAAGTTCAGCACATCATACTGAATTTTTGAAAATCCTTTGTAAGAGCGAAAAAAATCTTCCAATCCAAGTGCATCAAACAATTGATCCAGAAACACATGAGAATAGATTTGTGGATGACCGATGCACTCCGGATCACCTTCCTGCAATCGAAATGCGTATTTTTCAAAAGTTGATTTCTTGCTTGTATATTTTTCTAACTCCGGGATGAGCGGTGATCCGAGTCTGAATGATTCCCGCAGCCTTTCAAGATAATCTGGTCTTCCATCGTCAAATTTGGAAAAAGGGCCAATATTGTAGATGATTCTTTTACGGATCGCTACTTTTCCTTCTGCGTTTTTGGTGCGGTAGCTTTCCATCAGTCGAAGATAATCTTTGCCATTATTTTTGAATACTGCGATATACATAGAATTCTCCTTAAGCATAGCTCTTATAGCTCCACATTTATTATATCACATTTTAAGAGGTTTGTCAATAGAAATTTGCCGATTTTTCGTCGTTTTTGTTATACTTTATTCCTGCTTTTTTGTGATCTAAGTGGCAAAGTCGGGACCAGCCCCACACAGGCGAACTGTGCGGGGCTTGGTTGGTGGCTGCAATTTTCCGAGATGCCTTTTCCATTGTACTGTATTTTACCATAGAAAAGCAAGTTTATCCAGTGTCAGATCCACCAAATATACAGCGGAAATATCGCCTTATGTTCTGTACATTTAGCCGCTTGCTATACGCCGAAAGGTATGGTAATATACAGTTACCGAAAGGGAAAACAACCAAAAAA